GATAAATTCTTAAAAGAAATCTTACGTCCATTTCTTAAAAATGCATATCCTCGTTTTTCTTTAGAAATACTGCCGATCTTTTCTTCGCCGTATTTTACCAACCATTCTTTATTTGGTATTAGATTTTTTGCTGTTGATGATGTCATTGAGCGTACCTTGCGTTAAGTGGTTCTGCATAACTTTCTACTTGTTCACTGATCTTTTGCAAGTCAAAAGCCGCACAGAATTTAAGTAATCTTATTCCCACTTGGGGAATATTTTTTCCTTTTTGTATTTCTTGATTTATGGTTTCTTGAATAAGTTGTTTAATTTCAGTAGGTTGTGCAGTAAGATCACACAGTTGCACATTACGCTGATAATCATCAACTACACGATGCTCAGTTCCTTCGTGATCTGTCCATCGCTGTAGCATCATGTTGTTCCAATTGTAGCCACGGTTACTCCTGTCGGCAAACGCTTCTCGTAGTCCCACTTTATTTTTAGTTCCCTTTTCTCTCACACCGGGATAGGCACTGAAGATATTATCGCTGGTATCGCCGCGCATACATTTTTCAAACAGCAACCATTCTGGCTCAGGCGCCGGTTTTACTGCTTTAGTCTTTTTATCAATTACCGGTTTATTTTTCTCATCAAAGTAGCCTTCGTGAGTAGTTGTAATACCCATGATGCCGTTATATTGACGCACATTAGGCGCAATGAGTTGAGCAAAGTCTCCGTCTGTGCTGATGATAACATGATTATCTTTGGGATGGCTTTGAATCCAGCCTGCAATGAGATCATCTGCTTCCAGTTGTGGATTATGTAATACACTGGTATTGGTCTTGTTTAGTACAAAGTCTTTAAACTGATCAAATGTTTCCCAGAATACTCGTTCTTCTTCTGCTTCTCGTGGGCTGTGTGCGGCACGGGCTTCGGCCCTTTGTCGCTTGTAAGGAGCATAGTAATCTTTGCGCCAACTACGCCCCTCTAAGCAGAAGATGACATGGTCGCCTTTGAAGTCTCTCCAGGCCTTGCGAACACTGCTCAATACGGTATGGATGCTCATACCAATTTTGTCATTGAGGTCACCGCGAACCACATGTCGGGCACGGAAAAATGTATTTGCAGTATCGACCAGAATATAAGTTTTTCTCATTAATAGATCTCAGTTCGTCCATCATCACGTAGGGCACGGTTGACATATCCGGAACCACGCCGGCCCATATCAACCCCTTCTTCTGTGCCAACATTGCGGCAAAGTTCAGTAAACCATGCATCTACAATGGCCTCATCTGTTTCGCCTGTGTAACCAGCACCTCTTAATTGTAGCACAAAGTATTCGTTCCAATCAAGTTCAAAAAAACCGTTGCGAATGTTTTCTTTGTTGACGTGAGTGGTCAGCACAGCCACCCAGGGTTCTTTGTTGGCAGTGGCAATTTCTTTTTCTGTTGGAGCAAGTTGCGGTTCAGAAGTAGGTTGCTGTTCAGGAGCAGGCTTTACTGGTTCCTGCTTTTCAAATAGTTTTTTAAACCACTCTATCATGTGCCCCACTCGTTTTTATATAAAGGAACTTGTAGGCGATCGCTGTAACGCCACCCCCGTGCTAATGCCATATCGGCTACGCGACGATTGTTAAGTTGATAAACATTTTCAATACCTCCGACTGGCATCAAATATACAAGTCCGTCAAAACCTGCAGCACGATATTCGCTAACTGCTTGTTCAGCCTCGGCTACATCGTCCTCGCTAGCAACAACAAATTTTAAATAAGTGAAACCAATTTCTTCGTATTCTTTAACTACATCGGGGCGAATAGCATCGCTCCATTTTTCACCGCTTACACTGAGTTTAGGACTAACACTAAAAGTTAATTGATCATTTTTTCTTGAATAAAATGCCCATTCTGCAAACAAATACTTATGAAGTGTATCACTTAGTGCCTGAGTACCATTAGTTTCGAATGTGAGATCTTTTAACCCTTTCATTTTACTGCGTTCAAGTAATTCAGGGTAGCAATCCTGCCAACCTAACAATGGTTCTCCGCCTGTAATAACCAAATGTTCATCACGCCATTCACCGTATGGAAGTAATTCCATAATGCGGTCGACAATGGTGTCTACGGTTAATACCGGACTTAGATTTTTAAATGCTGGGTCCCAACTGGCATAACTGTCGCAGCCTGTGCTTACAAGAGGTAGATCTTTATAGCCTTTGTAAGCGGTATCTCTATGAGCAAATGCTATATCGATCCGTTCGACACTTTTTTCTCCGCGTGGCATACCAAATCCATCGCAGCGGAAATTACAGCCGAAAGTCCTAAGGAATACACTAGGCACCCCCATGTATCGACCTTCTCCTTGAATGGAGTAGAATAGTTCACTGATCTTCAGTTTGCTCATAGATATTTGACCATTGTTTAAGTTTTTCAAATTTAGCCAGTTTGGCTTTTTCGATATTGTGTTGACTAATTACACCATGCATTTCTAACAGAGTAATCATTGCTACTAAATCTCCCAGTTCTTCTTCTAGGTGTTGTTTATTGGTTTTAGGTTTACCTGGTTTAATATTATCTAGACCAAACCTAAAGCACTTGCTGATAGCCTGAGTAACCTCGGCGCACTCTTCTTGTGTGATGAGCAGAATTTCGCGTATTTTATTTTCGTTCGATGTCTGATTCTTCACAAATTTCACCGTATTGAATTTCGATAAGTTTACAAGGAGAGTCATATGGATTAGTTAATTGATGCCATTGGTTAGTTGGAATGTGATACTCTTCATGATAATTTTTAATTATTATAGCACCATCAATAAGATTAATCAAGCATTGTCCTTCCCCTATTAACCAAAATTCTGATCGATAAGAATGTCGTTGCATACTAAGGCTTTGTCCTGGGTTTACTGTGAGTTCTTTGACTTTGATACCCGGCATTTCATGTAATACACGATAATAACCCCATGATCGCAGTGTTTTTGGCGCCTTCCACTCGGCAAGTATCCAACTACTAGAATTTTTTTTGTCTTCGCCACCTACTCCGAATACAAATTCAGTATTGTTATCAGCAATATCCATTTCTGGAATATTTTCTTGTGTCCTGTCTCCGCCATTTGCAAATATGATAGTTGCATCTGGATACATTGCTCTAACACCTGTGATTGCATTTTTACTACTGTTATCTGCATCGGGATAACAAATGACTTTATCAACTACTCGAAGAGAACTAACAATCTTTTCTCTTTCTTTGATGTGCATAAAGGCCCTGCCTTTTTTTCGCTGTAACCACTCGTCCGAATTTAACCCAACAATAAGCATGTCGCCTAGTGCTTTGGCTGCTTCAAAATATGCGATGTGCCCGCTATGTATAGGATCAAAACCGCCAGTAACTAGTACTATCTTCATCTAACGGCCTTTTCTGTTAAATATTTTTCGTTGTGTATCCACCGGTTGTTAACTAAAAATCCCCATTCACGTTGTTGTGGACCGGGCATGAACATAGTCCAAGCAGTTATTCCTTCAACCATCTCAATACGATGATAACTATTAGCACCACTAATCCTAAAATGGCCAGGGCCGCGCCAGTGACAAACTTCCCCAATCTTTTTGCCATCTTCATCAAAAGTTGGGACCCATTCATTATATCCGCCTTTAAGGATCAGCGTAGCATAAGGCCAAGGATGGTCGTGGACATCAGTAGGATCTGATTTGAGAAACTTGTGAATAAACACATTAAACGGAAACCACGTTCGGTCACGAAGGAAAATATAATATCTTTCAAGATAAGGTTCGTCATTTTGTCTGTCCATAATAACTCTATGGCGTCCTAATCTAGCCATGATTTTAGAAAATGTTTTCATTTTAGGTTATTTAACAGTATAGTTGCTGAAAAGAATTTTTCAGTTAAACTTTGAGTATGATTTTTTAATTCCAATGCAAGATTATTATAATGATCCATAGTTGCCTTAATGTAATGACATAGATCTTCTCGATTGGTCATGTAATGATCCCAATTACCTGTCCACTCGCTGGGATATTTAAACGCTTCGTGATACATTTCTTGATATGACAATCGATTAGGAACCATAGGAATAGCATCTACTAAAGCCCCTTCATAGCAACTGATACCCAGCGTTTCCTGCAGATTGGCACTGAATACAATTTTAGATTGGCCTAACAGATTATGATATTCATGTTTTGACAATTGGTGATCCTGACATACTACAAATTCATATTGCGGCAGTTGCTGGGTCAAATCCCTAAAAATTTCAACCTGTTTTTCTGGAGCAATACGATGAGGAAACAGTATGAGATCACGTTTGATCATGTTCTTATATGGACTCAGTACTGAGTCCATATATTCCATTGGCCAGCCAGTCTTTACAATTTTACCATCGTCGTAACGTTCGGCCCAGTCTTCTTCATACCATAGATTTTCTTCTGGATAATTATGAATAAGATTATCAAAAAACATCTTAACATGAAATTCTGTTGCAAAGTAGTTATGATCAAAGCAACTAAAGAAACTCTTTTCAGCATGTCTAACCCACGGCTTATTACCAATGAGACGACCTAAGAAGTCTTGAGGATCATAACTGCCAGCATGCCACAGTCCATGAGTAACTACTGGGACACGCAGCAATTCGCTCATATATTTTAGATTTATGATGCCAGGATGCCAAGCATCAGTAAACAAAAAATGATCGCCGACACTAATTGATCCACTGCAAAATAAGCGAGCAATCTCCTCGACCTGTCGAGACTTGTATAGATTAGTGCCACCAAAATTAAGAAAGGCACCAGGAGTAGTAGCACTAGGTATGTCCTGGGGTCCCGAAATAACGTGGACATCGTGCCCTGCCTCCATTAATAATTTTGGTAAGTGGGTTTTCCACTGACTGGTATATCTAGTCTCGACGGATTCGAGATCGATTAAAAATATCGCCATTATGGTTAACGAATATTGTTTCCGCGATGTTTTACAGGCTCGGGACGACCTTCTCGACCGCGCCGGTTTTTCCTCTCATGGTATTCTTGACCTCGTTGCCAGGCTTTGTATTCGTTTGATTTGTACAAGTCGGCCGGTGAAAATGGAAGAAGGTTGAATCTACAATGATCAAGCCATGCTTCGAGATCGTCAAAGATCTTGTTGACTTCGGGTTTCATACGAAAAGATTTAGTGATATAAGCAGGATGTGCCATGATATTAATAAAAAATAAAAAAAGTTTAAAAAATATTATTAAGGTTTATACTCAATAATTCCATCTGATTCTCCGTCCTCGGAGACCACAATCTCATAATACCTTTGTCCGTATTTTGGAATTAGGTGATTTACAAGAATGTCCTGTGCTATCATTTCGCAAGAGCGATGATCCTGGCTCCCGGATTTGATAAAATCTTGCAATGCCCATTTGACCAAGAAAAATTCTAATTCTCGATCAAGATGGTCAACAGATATTTTGACTTCTACTTTGAACATATGTCTATGTTCATTTTCTAAAAATTGAATACGAGGATCGATGCTTCCAGCATTGGGATAGAAGTGAAATCCTTCAAATTCAGTTCGAACTCGAATGTAGGACATCTGGCTAGGTCTCCAATCTTGCTTTAGAGTACTGTTCATTTTAGAATCTCGTCTTTATTATATTGTTCCCAGCCTGTGAATTTACTACGATCCATAAGAGTGTGTAGGCTGTGTGACCACACTCCGGGATTGGTTGCATTAAAATCTTTATCGTCAATTTTAATCATTGTGTTGTAATTCCATAATTTTACATATGGAATAGGAACTCGAATCTGCGGAATAAAATTGTTGTATTCACAAAGTCCGCCGTCGTTAAATTCTTCTACCGCACTGATCGGAATATCCAAACTACAGAGATAACCCCTGTTAAGAAAATTACAGATCATTTCCTCCCACGCCTTCCAATATTCTGGATTGTCCGCCGGAGGATTGAAACTGTGATTAGCACCAAAGAAAATATGTTCACACCCTAATAGGTGAGTATGAATGTCTTGGAACCTTTGTAGGCCCACAACGAACAGTGTTTTTTTACCCAACGCAGGAGTATGTTCTACTTCCACCCCGGTGAAAAAGTTTACATCTTCTACAGAATTAGTTGCGTATGTTCTTTCCATGTATCTAGTATAGCGGAGTTGATAAAACTAATCAATCAAAGATTTACTCAAACTTGAGATCCTCTTCTAATTTTCGAAGTTCATCATCGTCGGGATTTGACCAATCAATTTCTTCTTGCTTGGTTACTACGTAATCAAACAAACTATTGAATGTATTAGCAGCAGGTCCTCCACGTAGGCGAGCACCTTCTAGACTACGTAAGAATGTTCCTGCTTCATCGATCATGGCAAATGCTTGTTCTTTTGTGGTAGTGTTGAATAGGTCTTCGACGAAATCGTTGAAGAACAAAATATTGCGAGGAACCCAATCACTGTATTCGTCGCTCATGTCCTGAGCCTTGACTTTTTTCCATCGTTTCCATGAAACTTTATGTTTGTTTTCAACAATTTCAATATCCATCAACTGTTGAGCACGTTGCACAGCAATGATGTGACAATAGACATTATGTCCCATCATCAGTGCATAAGAAAAACTATCCCAACTTGTTCTTTTTGGAATTTTTCCTAATTTGTTAACACGCGGTGTAACATGATAATGCTCTGGGTTTAGCCGATTAAATTCGACACCTTGCAACTCGGCATCAGATTTGCGTTCACCTAGATCATAGTAGGCAATGTCTCCCATAGTCAACCTGCGGCCGATTTCCGATTCAAAGGGGAATGGGATGTCCGATCCTGAAAGTGTTTTGTTATCTGGTGCCTTGTCCATAATAACGCTCCACCTTTTGGGAGTGTGGACTGCATTGGTATAGACAAGTCCGTGTGCAGTTGCGATAAACGGTGAGGCGCAGTCAAAAGATATGGTAAGTTCTTCATTGATATGTTTCCTAATTTGCCTCTGAATTAATGTTAAGTAACAACTCCAATCTAATTGGGCGGTTCCCAAGAAGTGGATCCAATTTTTGCCTTTCAGCAAACCATCTTCTCTCATGGTCATTAGACGCTTGAGAGTGATATCCATTTTGCACATGTTAGCACCACCAAAGGCCCAACCTTCTGCTTCGCGACCAGCATACTTGCCGTTGGGGTCACTAAATTCTTTAACGCCCTCATACCATTTTTCAGCAGTATCCCAGTCACTGCCCTGTAAAACATTGAGCCATTTAGTTTGGCCCAGTCGATTCATTAGGAAATAATCGTTATTGAATCGAGTTTTATCTAGGCAGTCTTCGAATGTTTTCAAACCTGTTTTTGGACTGTGGATATGATCGCAAGCCCAGGTCGGGACGTCTAACATCATTGACCAGTCGGCAGTAACTTCCAGCCATTCAAGAATTTTTTTTCTAGTTTTATTGGCTTCTTCACCTTCAAAGTTTAACCAATCAAATTTAAGAACACCTTTACCAATTTGATATCCACCGGAATCACCTAAGATCATTGTATTATTTCTATCACGACCTTGAATCATACTTTCCTGCACAAGACTTTTTTGAAGATCTAATTGAGCGTGACCTGCTGAATACAACGCATACTTATATGTAAAATATCCTTGTTCAGGGTTGAGGAAATTCATTCCTTCAATCCCGCGGTCAAATCCTGTAGGAATACGATCTTTAGATACGAATTCTTCTTGACGCTGTTTAGCAATATAGGTGCCGTAGAATGAACTAATTGCTGGCAAATATACAGCGTAATCCTTCTGTAATGGGGTTAGGTTAACTTGCTGCGTCATGTCAGCGCTGGGATAATGTATTTGTAGGTAGCAATACCGCTATCTAACGTGATCTGTAAAGCACCTTCGTCACTAAAACTCATTGTGGTATTGTTAACATCAGCAATTTTAAGAATCGACAAAACTGATCCTATTGGCCAGTTCCATGATTTTGTGAGTTTTCCTGTAATACCACTGGCAAATACAAATTCCCCGCTATGGCTAGCAACATCACCAAATCTAAATTTTAATTTATCTCCATCTGTTTTAGCAACAAAAGCAACGTGTTCGGTATTTGCTGCTGCTTGAAACTGAAAGCGTTGAATAGCACCAATAGTAGGCGTTACTTCAACATTCCAATTAACTCCGCGAAATTTAACAGTTTTAATTTTTTCATTGATAACTTCTTGGTTCATGAATCGATAGTCGTTTTGAAAATCGCCATCTTTATTTTCAAAATGCAAACCTGTTGGAACTTCGTCGCCATTTCGAACACTTTTAACAATTTCAATTTTAGCATCTTCTTGATACTCTTTACCTTCAACTAGATGACGAAGTTTCTCCATTTGCGACATACCAAAAACTCCTACCATGTCTGGCTGCGGAGTTGCAGTTTCTGCAAACATGATTACAGTTCGATCTTCGGCTACAGAATCGATAAGCGTTTGCTGATCAGTTCCTGTAATTTTAATGGTATTAAGAAATCCTAGTTTTTGAGTATGTGAAACAATGTCTTTTAGTAAATCTTGCATAGTAGTTTCCTTTGTGTTAGTTTATTTAGATTTTGAATACAAGTCAAGATAAAATTTAATCAAACGAAAAAAGATTATTAAATGTATTTGTTTGAGTAGTAGATTCGAGATCCCATTCGAGAACCCCAATGAGGTTGTCTAATTTATTGTTAATAATAGTGGCTTCCATTTCTGCATGATCAAACGGCAGTTCTTGAAACCATTTGGGTATTCGTAATTCATCCACTGGATAGGCTACACTGGTATATCCTAAGGGATTATCTTTTACCTTGCAGACAATTACTTTCATTCCATCTACGATATTCATAGAGTATTTGTCACCATTCATGCGTTTTAGAGTATTCCAATTGATGCTGGCTCGAACGTGTCCTGGCATGTTGGCTTTGCCTGCTTTCTTTTCTTTTTCCTGATATTCTGCAATGTTATTGGCACGTTTAGGACTACCTTTTTCCCAGCCTGGCCTTGCTTTAAATCCAGTTCGAAACTCGCTGATCATTTCTAGAATTTCTGATTCCTCAGCACCATTCAGTACCTTAGTCAGTACTTCTTCTAAAAACTTCTGCATGAATTCCGGAGTATCACTGCGTTTAAGATCCAGTCCCATGACTTTAATTTTACCAGGCTTGCCATCTACATCGCTACGTTTACCTTCTTTGTCATAATAAAGTACAGCATATCGCTTTTTAGTGATAAACAGCCCTTTAACTGCAACCAGTTCTCTGCCTGCCTTAATAACTTCTCCACGGCTTTTTGGACAATGAAAAGCATCTTGCATAAAATCTACAAAGGTAGCATTGACGGTATCTGATATTGTATCGTACAGTTGAACTACAATATCTTTATCCCACGGAATGACCTTTTTCTGAATATCTATTTTTAATGTATTGTAGGCTGAAAAATAAACAGAGTCAGTATCTCCATAGATAATGCCTTTACCTACATGGTCGTATTCGCCTGTAATTATTTCATTTACCTTAGCAGCCATGTGCTTGGCAATGGCTCTCCCAGTAAGTGTGGTTGATTGACCAATACGTTTATCAAAAAAGCGGCAACCAGCATTAAGGATAGCACCGTAAAGACTGTTGAGGTTAATTTTCTTAACCAATTGTCGTTTGTCCCAGTATTCTTCTTCAATTTTATTCTCCGCTGCAATTGATTCTTTGAGTTTCCTCTGCATGTCTTTACGATCAGCATACCATCGTTTGAGCAGTCCAGGAATAATACCTTCTTTTTCATAGGTAAAGATAGTTCCATTCGCACTGAGCATCCAGGGATGATTACTTTCAAAGATTAATTTATAGACTTCTGCGGCACTGAGTATATCATTATCGCCATTTTCCCAATCCACAATGACTTCAAATGCTCGATCTTGTCGAATCACTGCTTCATATTCAAAGGTGCCAAACAGTCCTTCCCAAGCCGCTGCAAATGATTTCTTCTGCAGATGCATCTGTTCCTGAATATATTGATCAGTTTTTACAGGACGCAACTGCCCAATGATAGTTTCTGGTCCCATGTTTAAGGCACGAATGGCACTGGGGTATAGACTGTTGATGTCCATACTGCCGATCCAATCGTGAATTCCTTTTTTAGGATAAGCCACATAGGCTCCGGCGGCTTGCGTATCAGTATTGTCATCTCGACGGGGCCTGCCTGGTACAATCATCCCTTTTTGATGAGCCTCATTAATAATAGCCTGTTCAGTAACCGCAACAGCCCCCATTGTGGTCATTAGAAGAACTGTATTTTCATGGGCTAGAGTGTTGGCTAGATCTAGAAACTTTAATTTTTTATCTAATTTATCTAGTAGTGCACAGTCTTGTCGGTTGTATTCAATAAATTTGCGGAAATCGTTATTGTATAACTGATCTAAGGTGCCTTCATAAACTGTTTTGTTTTCTCCGATTTCCATTTCTCCGATAGCATCTAGCCTGTAACTGTGTCTTTCTTCATAGGTGTATTTTCGGTATAGTTCGAGCGAGTCAAGATGCACTCGCCCTACTAGGTCATAGGTTTGGGCTGTTTTACCGAATTTTTCATACTCTCGCTTCTTTGGAAATTGGTCCCACAAACAGAATCTTCGAGTGTCTTCTTTACTCAATACCTTGGTTACACGATTAACGGTATACGGTATATCAAACCCTTCGCTATTCCATCCACTGAGCACATCTGCATCTTCAATTAGTTGCAGAAATATTTCTAGCAGTTCTGCTTCTGTTTCAAATAAATGTGTGTTAGGAATGTCTTTGACTAGTTCCTGCGCCTGAGCCATGCTCAATGTTTTGGGAGGTATTGCCAAACAGATTAATGTATCTAACCATTGAAGATGTACTGCAATGGCAGTGATAGGCATAAATGCATCTTCTGGACTTGCGTACCCTCGCTCAGGATCGAAGTCTACTTCGATGTCGAACCATGCTACATTGAGTTTAGGTGCATCACGACCTAAATAATTTTCTTCCAAGCAACGAAATACTGGATTAATATCTGATTCATAGAGTTTATGACTGCTGTGAATTTTTTGTTCTTTGATGAATTCTTTCCAGGACTTAGCAGAAACTTTGCTAAGATTTTCTCCGTAAATACTTTGATATTTCCCTCTAGCATCGGGGTAATAAAATAAGTATCTGGCGGCGTATTCTTGATAGATACGACCTTTTTTTGGATCACGTTCGACGACACGAATAATGTCTTTCTCGCGATCCCAAATGGCATCGATATAACTCATAATTTTTCTCCTTTTGTCTTTTGCGGCAGACAAATACCTTAATGATCATTTGTGGCTGATCTAACCTTATTCAATGTGTATTTATCAATAATCTTACCAGGCCTGTGGAATCAATGGTGACAAGCAAGAGGTAGTTAGCCAGCATACCAAATGAACGGCGAGTCCAAGCAGCCCAGGCATAGATAGCACAACCAGTAATCCACAGAGGGTACATAATAATAAAGGGAGGGGATGGTACTGTGAAAGCCATTGCAATAGCACAGCCAATACTAAGAGCCCAAGCAATGAGCTCCATAATAAACCTAAAACGATTGGAGTCATAATCATTTCTAATCCATTCTGCGGTCGGTCTAAACAGAGTATTAATCATATTTATTCTTCGTCTTTTCGTAGATTAGCATGACCACTAATATCAACAATGGTTTCTAGGTCGTCAAATTCACGGAATACCTGATCCCAAGTGTCTTTTTGTGCAATACGAATGGCTTTGCGAATAACACTAGGCTTTACATCTAGTTCTTCGGCTACTGCTTTAATAGTGTCATTCAAGCCCTCGGTGAGGTCTGAAATTTCCTGCATAACGGTCACACCTTCGGCCACAATTTGTTTAATTTTGGCTCGCTCAGGGTCGCCAAACGCTTTACTCATATTGAAGTTCTCCTTATACGCTAGTATAAATGATTAAGATGTTATTGTCAAGAATGTTGCAGCAAACTTTTCGCAGAGTCTGCGTATGTCAGGGTTGGTTGTTTCCAGCAGAGTGAATCGTCGTTCATCATGTTGATCGTCGCCTTGGCTAGGGTCCATATAGCCACAATAGACTTTACGGACCGTACTTTTATTGACTAAATCGGTACAACTTTCTCCATATCGGTCATCTGCTGTCTTATCGTGTAGTTCGTCGCACGGACTTAGTGTAGTAATGATAATACTGCCTTCGGATATATCTCCATATTTTTCAACATATCGTTCTATGGCAACACGCTCGGCATGTTTTCTTTTACCATCTTCAGCCGCTTCGTTAACGCATAAGACTGTTTGATTTTTGGGGTCTAAGACACAGGCAGCAACCATGCCGTATTTCTCGTTATCCTTTTGTTGACCGCGCACAATCATTTCACACAGTTCGACCAGGATAAGATCCAGTTTTTTTAGATTGTGTATTTCGTATCTATCTGGATCATAGACCTCATTCATTCTCATTTTTTCACGCCGAGTTTTCGATTTAGTGCAGCGGATAATGATTCCATGTAAGTATCTTCTTTCATTTGACCTAATAGTTCCTGTGCTTTTTCAACGCTGATCATATACCTGCCAAATCTGTTAGGATCTGCTGCCTTTTCTAAATATTCTCTACTATATCTCGATCCTGTAGCCGGTGAGTTAGGCTGTGCTGTTACTGGAGGTTTATAGTTTGGATTTTTAGATAACCAATCTAGAGCAATTTTGGCATCGTTGACTGATATCATATATCTGCCAAATCTGTTAGGATCTGCTGCCTTTTCTAAGTAATCGGGAGAAAAATTAATACCTGTAGGCGGTGTATTTGCTTGTTGAGCAGCATGTTGATTTATTGCCTGTTGTCCAGTCATTTGCGTATTGGCAAAATCTCTAGCCTGTTCAGGATTCATTCCCGGCGGTGGCAATTCCATTTTTTCTTTGAAAAGTTCTTTATTAGTAAACACGTCACTAAACCGATCGCCTAACATACTGATCAGTTTTGCTTTTTGTTTTTGATCTACAGTAATACTATCGCCTTTGATATTAAATCCCAAATTCATACCACGCAGTTGTTGAGCGAATCTTGGATCTTTAAATCTGTAAGTGGTCATTCCCGGTTGTTCTGTAGATTTGCCACCCATTTGTGTTTGTGGTTTCACACCAACTACCTTACGTGCTGCTCCAGTTTCGGGATCAATGCGTAGCATATTACCGCCAGTTGTTTCACCGTCATCATCCTCATCATCTTCGGGTTTTTGATGCATTTTCATACGACGATCATCGCCGGCTTCGATATAGTCTCTTAGGTGTTTAACATCTTCACCTTGATCGCTGCGTAGTGCAGAACTGTGAATAATGAATTCTGCGGCTTCAGCACCTACAAAGTCTACATCTCTAAATATGGTTCTCAGTTGTTGGATAGTGGATCTAAAATCATCAAACAAGAAATCTATTTTCAGTTTGGTTTTAACTCCGGACTTGTCTCTAGTTCCACGCTTGCTGATCTTGTGCATAACATCCTGTGGGAATGACCCAAAGTCGCCAAACACATGAGTAGCACCGGCATTGTCTGCTTTGACAATAATGAATAACTTACCACTTGGGCGATCCAGTTCGGCTAGTTGTGATTCCGCCACACCTTCATTTGGCACGCAGTTCCTTACCTGTTTGCCTGTTGTAGCACTTTTCTTGGTTCCTTGTGCATGATAGCCTGGCCAACATTTGGTAAATCCATTACTGTCTTTTTGGCCTTTTTTGATCTCATTGAGATTACCGTGTGTCTTGCACATACCACAATCTGGACAGGTCATTTCCATTTCTATACTTTCATTGTGCTTGCGCTTACCTGCACAATGAGCCCGCTGGCTAAATCCTTTCGGATGACTGCAGTTGATTGAATTCTTGTATTTTTGACTCCACCCTTCGTTATAGTGATCGTGTTTATCTCGGATAGTATCTAATTGCTTTTCGCTAGCACCTTCTCGACCGGCTTTGGCCAATGCTTTCATGCCATCCTTGCCGTACTTCATCATGCCTTTGGCAGCACGACTCATTGTGCGTTCGCCTTCGCCTATCATTTTATGTTGTAGACTCTGCAGAACACTGTTGAGATAATCTGCTGCTTTGGTAATCTTGCTTTGTTGCCAAGCATCTAACCCTTCTTCTTCACTCTTGGCCTTGATCATGGCATGCAGTTGTTTGGCATCTTGAAAAATGCTGTGTAGTTCGCTACCGGCCATGCTGATCTCATGATCCATATTTTCGGCAAAGTCCTTGGTTTTATGTTTTTCACCGCGAACCTGTTTGCTCTGTTGTTTTCGATCGGTATGCCGGCCACTGCCTTTGGCTACTTTTTGAGCAGCATGAGCAACAGGACTACGCGGAGTAGGATTTGCATCTTGAACTAGTAGATTATCTCTGTGTTGAACTGCGCCCACGGGTTTTGATACAGAAGCAACACTTCCTGCGCTGGTTCCGCCACCCGTGGCACTTTCTAAAACATATCTCGTTGTATCACCTTTTGCGATTTTTTTAAATTCTTGATTCATGATTTTTTATTCCATTGTGCTACGGGGCTCACTTTGTAAACATCTGACATTTCTTCACTGCGTTTGCTAGAGTGAGTTTTTCTGCTAGTGTCGCCAATTTGATCTGCGGCATACTTGATCATTTCCATTTCTGCTTCTGTGTAGGGTGCTAGTAGTGGATCACCGGCAATATAATTGGCAGCCTTGGTAGGATACTCCGGAGCACCGGCAAGGGCAATACCCATTCGATAATTTAAATAACTACCGCCGTTGCCATTGTACATGTTCTGATCAGGGAAAGTAGTGGCATTTTTTAACGCACTTTGGTGAACTGGATTTATCTGATGTTCACCACTTTCTGTAATAAATTCACTGGCTCTCATCATGCTATCCTTTCTATGGTCCGCCTAACATCACCTACAGTAAAATAACTCTTACCTCGGCTTTTACCAAATGCTGGATTTTGCTGCCAAACTTTGGATTTGTTTAGACCGAATACTGTGCCGCCTCTAGCATCTCCAAGCACAAAATCATCAGGCTTATTCACAGCCGCTGGCATAAAGGTTAGCATGTAAAGATCACCTAAGTCCATTCCTGGTTTAACTTTCGGTTCGTAAAATCGATAAACATAGTCCAGTTGTTCAACAGCAGACATACGGGCTAGGTCTTGGGAGGTGGTTCCTAAATCTCTAGCAGTTTGTGGCATAAATTGAATCAGCCCAACTGCGCTACTAGTTCCGGCCCGTTGGCTGGGGCTCATACTGCCTCCAGTTTCAAACTTCATAATTTTCAGTAGGTCTTTGGGATCTACACCTAGTTTCTTTCCTATTTTATTTAATTTGTCATTAAATTCGGGGCTTTGTATAGCAGCAAGATCCTCAGCACTAGGGCCCTGACCTCTTAGAGCATATATGGAAACGTCTGCCGAGGTAGATTTAACTATTTTGATATTGCCTGCTGATAATGCAGAGTTCAATGCGGCTATAGTATCGGGGTCAGGTTTGCCAGTTTTGGGTAATTTACTAGCTGATTGAAATTTTTCTAATGCTGCAGTTGTTAGTGGGCCTCGTATCCCATCTACTCCATCCTTTTTTGGACCAAGATTTCCAAGATCCTGTGATGTAGCAGATCCCAATGACAATAATGCTTTTTGAACATCGGCTACTTCTACTCCTCTATCACTGTGAGGTACAGATAGCGGACCTGCTGCCTTCCCCCCATCTTCAAAAAGTTCTCTTATTCGCATTTTATGCTCTCTTAATACTAGAACGTAGGAACCATGCATGTTTTTTATGAGCGTCCATGCGCTCGGCTAAGAAATTGCTAAGTCCGTGTTCACCTTCTGCTTCGGCAGCATCGTAATTCTTCTTCAACACAATCTGGATCTTTTCACTGTCTAACAGCAGTTCTTGAATCATTTGCTGTAAATTTGGCACTTGATTTTCATCTTCAATTTTTGTAAGCATGTTCAGTGTGTGATAACTGGTAGGCATATATGCCCCTAGTTTGCGAACATTTTCGGCAAACGGATCTATAGCACCATATACTTCTTCGTAGATTTCTTCAAATAGTTTATGATATTGGTAAAAATCACTACCTTCAACATTCCAGTGAAAACTATGTACCTTTACATAAAAACTAAAGGTAGTGCTAAATGCTATTCGTGTAAGTTGTATCAATTTATCCATTTACTTTCCTATCGGCTTCTCATTGGTGAGATACGGTCTTGAAAACCATAGCCTAAACCATTCTGGTGTTCCGGGGCGTATATCATGTTCTTTCATCAGTTGGACCTTTTCCATAGCCGTTACTGTGATAT